CGCATCGACCGCCCTTGCGCGAACGACGCCTATGTCAATGAACGGCAGCAGGTCCGAAGCAACGAACCGCTGCGTGGCTTGAATGTCCGCAGTGCGCCGTGCGGATCGCTCAACATCCGCCAAGGCGACATCGATCTGGGTCGCAGCAGCCTGCAACTCTTTCGCATCGACCGCCCTTGCGCGAACGACGCCTATGTCAATGAACGGCAGCAGGTCCGAAGCAACGAACCGCTGCGTGGCTTGAATGTCCGCAGTGCGCCGTGCGGATCGCTCAACATCCGCCAAGGCGGCATCGATCTGCCCGGATGCGCCGCCCTGCACGCCACTGATCCTGCCGAGTAGCCGCTGGACGTTGGCTTCCGCCCTAGAGGTGTCCAGATTCAGTGTTCTGCGATCCTCAAGCCTCGCATACGCGGCAATCAGCTTCGTCACCAGCGCGTACTGCTCTTGCAGCGACTGGGCGATCTGCGGGTTCGCCTGGATCGCTTCCGCCGGCAGGGCCGACGCACGCTGCGACAGGTCGGCGGCTCGCCCAATCGGGCCGCTGATCTCCGGTGCGGCGAACTGAAGCTCGTTGCCCTTGGCGAGGGTGCCGAGCTTGGCCTCGGCCTCGAGCACCCGATTGATCGCCGCCTCCGTTCGCTTGAGTCGGGCCTCGACCTCGGCGAAATAAGGCGCGATGTCCTTGCCGGGGGTGATGCCCTTTCTGACCACCGCGGCCAGTGACTCGGCCTGCGTTTGCAGCCGCTTGAAGGCTGGACTCAGACCAGACTGCACCTCGTAGGATGCGGCGCCCAGCCTTTTTGCGAGCTCCGAGATGGGCTTGGTGATCTGCTCCGACACCGACATCATCTGTCGGGCCTGCTCGACCGTCCGCTTCAGGTCGTCTTCGCCCAGGTTCGACGCCGCGGCCTTGATGAGCTCGTAAGCCTTCGACCCGGTCACGCCGATCTGGGCGAAAATCTTCTCGAGCGCCTCGCCCCTGGTCGAGGTGTCGGAAAGCAGCTTGTCGATGTCTTCGACGGAGACGTCGACCCCGAGGGCCAGGCTGATCTTCCTCTCCGCCTCGGCCCGCAGCTTCTTGGTTTTCTCCGTCGCCTCGGTCAGTTGGGCCTTGAGTTGCTGGTACTCGGGGCTGTCGCCCGTCGGCCTGCCGGCACGAGCGGAGGCGACGGCGGCCTCGGCGACCGCTAGCTTGGCGAGGGCGGCGGTCGTCTCGTTGACGGCCGCGGTTCGCGTCTTGAGCTCTTCGTCGGCGCCCCTGTAGTTGGACTGTATGTTGGCGCGGGCCTTCGTGTCGGACTCTGGAACCTGGGCCAGCAGCGTGTCGCGTGTGGCGACTCTGTTCTGCGCCGACGCCTGGAACGCAACCTGCTGCGCCAGCTTGGCATTCAGCGACTCGCTGACTCTCTCGTAGGTCGGCTTGCCCCTGATCCCCTCGGCCCTGGCGATCTCCGCGACGTACTCCTTCAGTTCGGCCTTGGCGGCCCTGACCGCGGCCGTGCTGACTTTCACCTCGACCAGCGTGCCGGCCTTCTTGGCCGCCTCGATCTTTTGCGTCAGGTCGACAACCTGCCGCTCGGCGTCACGCATGTCCGCGACGACCTTGAACTCGCCGGAGCCAGCGGCGATCTGCTTGCGAATCTCGGTCAGCTTCTCGGCGCCTCCGACCTTCACAAGCAGGTCGAACTCCTTCGACCGAATTCCGCTGAGAGCCTCGCGGAACGTCGAAATATCCTTGAGTCCGCTGGACTTGAGGAGGATGTCGATCTGGCGATCGCCTATCGACTCAAGCCGAGTCTTCAACTGATCGATGTTCTTGATCGCTCCGGCGAACCCGGAGAACGACAGCTTCATCGTGGAAGCCGCCTGAAGAGCACGCTCGAACTTCTGGAGCGGCGTGTAGATGTTCGCTAGGTTCGCGGCGGCCTGCCTAGAGGCGGCGCCCAGCGTCGACTCGACGGTCTTGGCGAACCGGCCGACCTCCTTGGCCGAAGCACTCAGCTTGGCGTTGAAGTCTCCGGTGTTCGCGGAGACGATCGCGCTGATTTTGCCGAGATAGCCGCTCGCCATTGCCTCACCCCTGCGGCTGCTTCAGCTTCGCGAGCTCCGCCAGCATCTCCTGCTCTGTCTGGGACTGCCACACGGCCGCCGGAATGAAAGCCTGTTCCTTCGGGATGTCGTGGCTTTTGTAGTTCCCTGACGCACAGATGATCGTCCGGCATATCCTGGCGGTCTGCCACCACGAGTCAGGCAGCGGCCACCGCTGGTCGTATGCCGCCCACTCGCTTAACTCCTCGCTGTCGACCTCGCTGAGTAACTGCTTGACCGTTTTGCCGAGGGCCAGGGCTAGCTTGAAGTAGAAGCGTCGCTCTGGTCGCTCGGCGAATCTTTTCCCAGCGATTCCACGTCCTCGCCGCGGAACGCATTCAGGCTCCACGCCTTCTCGAAGAGCCGGTTCAGCACGACGGCCGACTTCTTGCCCAAGAGTTCGACGTCGCCGTCCTCGAACAAGCGGTCCCCCTCCTCGTCGCACAGCGTCAGCGTGAGGAAGCGGGCGCGGAAATTCTTCATCCGGTCGCGGGAGTAGGCGTCCTCGAACATATCCCGCTCGGTACCGGAGAGGGTCTTGATGAAGACGTCGTCGCCCCACTCGGGCACGTTGATCTTCTCGAGCTTGACGTCGCTGGCCGACAGAATCTTCGACTTGGAAAGAGCCATCGAAACTCCAGATGTTACGAGCCGTAAAAGTCAGTCGGAATGAACTTCGCGCTGCCACGCACCAACTCTCCGGTGCGTACTTCCATTGTCACAGATTCAAGGATGCAGTTGACGGATACGCTTGCTGCTTCGGACAGGAATAAGAGCAGACCCCTTTTTGTCACCAAGTCAGAGAAGCTGTCGGCGCCGATGTACTCCACGCTTACCAGCCCCGACGACTTGTAGGCGCCGGTCGGCACATTTACCACCGACATCGCGCTGTCGTAGGCGCCGGTGGCGTCGACGACCTCCGCGACCGGCGACTCCACGTTGAGCGACACCACGGTGGCAGAGCGTCCGAGGAACGTGAACTTGCCGCTGGTGGGGATCGCGCCGGGCATCAGGACGTGAACTGGATCGTCGCCTGGGAGCGAATCGGCTCATTCACGCGGAAGGTCGTGCTGCTGCTGACCACAGTGCCGACGGCGGACACTCCAGCGGCCACGAGCGAGCCGCTGTTGCCGGCTCGCGGGCCGTAGCCCAGGAACTCAAGCTGCACCTCGGAGGTGCCGAACAGCGGCGAGACGATGTACTGACGCTGGTTGTCGTTCAGCGAGGTGACGTCGACCTGATCGCGAGACTTCCGCACCGACGCGCTGGTGGCGGTGTAGGTGACTGCGGCGAACGTCACCGTAGTACTGGAGCGAGCGGCTGCCATCTGAGGGTGTTCCTTGTGTTATCGGGTAGCGTATGGCGTCAGTTGGACGCGCGGATGGTGGTGGTGTAGGCCACGAGCTCACCGACGCGGAAGTTGACGTCGGTCGAGATGACGGTCGCGTAGGAGAACGACAAGCTGCCGACTTGGACGCCGGCGGCCACGTTGCCGATCGTCGCCGTGCCGCCGATGTGGTTCACGGTGATTTCGGCGGCATCCTTGAGGCCGGCGATGTACGTCCTCGTCGAACCCTCGGCCAGCGAGAGGTCGGAGGTGTCGAGGTTCGGCGCGGTCTCGTTGACCACGACTTCGGTGACGCTGCCCAGGCCGTTGAGCGAGAGCGTGACTGCCTGCGAGACGGGAATTGCCATGATTATGCCTCGGATTCACTCCAGCGAATCTGGTAAAGCTGACGCACCTCGTAGGCCGGAGGAAGCTGCGCTCCGACGGCCGTCGGGTCGAGGAAGTCATCCGTTTCGGAGACAAGCCTCATATCGCTGATTATACATCCGGCCGCTTCGCCGGTGTGTCCATCAAGCACGAGCCGCACGGCATCAGCGAGCTCGCGGACGGCGTCGTAGTACAAGGCCCATGAGCTTATCTGGAGGCTCACGACCGGCAGGAAAACCGGGCCGGCGAGAGTCGACTCTCGGGTGATGTTCGCCCGCTTGTAGACGCAAAACGGCAGCGTGGCGTTCTTCGGTACGGCGATCGAGTAAATCTGAAAACCCACCAGCCTCGCCACCTCCGGCGAGGCGATGAGTCGTCGAAAGACGTGCTTCTCGGGCGAGATGACCATTAGCTCAGGCTATCGATGGTGTTCTGAATCGCGTTGCGAAGAAAGTTAAACACAGGCTGCTGCTGCGAATTGATCGTCCGCTCCATCGGGTGCCTGGCGGGCATGGCCCCGTAGTCATCGCCCGGGTGCAGCGTGATCGGGTGCTGCCTGCCGCCGGAGTAGCCGAAGTCGTGCGGGTATCCGATGCCCTCGCGGGCACGCCGCGTCGGCTCGTTGATGGAACCCATCAAAAAGTAGTAGCCGCGGCCCATGTTCGCGAACTGCCGGTCGTTCGCCGAAGAGTGCCGCTTCATCCGCCTGTTGATCATCTGGTGGACGTTGATGTACGTCCGCCGGCCCTCGGTTCCAGGCCGGCGGCGCCCGCTCCCAAATTCGACCAGCCAGGCGTGATTCCCCGATGCTTGCGTGTCTGTCGAGCCAACAGACCCCGTCTGGCGCGGGCCGGTGATCGCCACGGCGGCGCTTTCATAAATCTTGCTGCGGGTCGTGACAGACTTCTTGAGTCCGCCGGTCACATCGCCAACCTGCTGGGCGTACTCCCGCTCGATCAGCTTGGCGGCACTGGTGACGATCGACTTGAGCCTGTCCGGCTTGCCGACCTTGAGGGCCAGATTCTGGAGCTTCTCGGCCAACTCGCGGATGCCGGCGGTTCGGATCGTGACGAACCCTTCGGCCAGCGACTTGGCCGTCGATTCGCCGTATATCCGGGCTGCGCCCTCGCCGATGGTGATCATTGCGCCACGTCCTCCCTGGCGAGAATCTCGTGGATCGATCGGGTCTCGCGTTCCATGATGCTGGCGATCTCCATGATTTTGCCACGCCAGATCAGCCGGCACTGAAAGGTCAACTCAGGCAAATATCGAATGCGGATTTTGTGGGTGACGATCGCCCCTGCCTGCTGTGCCGCGAAGTAATCAGCGGCCCTGACATTCATCACCGATGCCGAAACGTCGGCGACATCCTGCCACTCCAGGGTCGCTTCGCCGAACGTGCTCTGCCGGTCCACGGGGCACTGCACCAGCACCCTCTCTCGCATCTGGCCGGAGTTGATCATCATCCGATCCAGAGACAGGAGTACGTTCCGCTGCCGCCCGGGGCCGACACCGTGATCGTCGCGGTCGTCGGCAGTACGGCGACCCGCCCCGCCGAAACGTCGATGGCGCCTGCCAGCCGCAGCGTGCCGGAGCCGGCGTTCTTCACGACCAGGGTCGACAGCGGCGTCATGCCCGAGATCGTGATCGCCGCAGTGCCGACGGTGCCGGAGGACTGCGAAGCCGTCGTCGGCGTCGTCAGCAGGTGATCGGCCAGCGAGCCGACGGTCAGGCTGATGTCGGTGACATCGTGATACACGGCGTCGACGTCGATGCGGCAGCGGTAGGTCATCGGTAAATCCCCAGGCCGCTGGCGGCCAGAAGCGTGTCGAAAGTCTGAGGTACGGAATTCACCGCGCCCGGGACGGCCGGCTGCCGCGTGTCGTAGAGGTGGGCTACCAGAAGCATCATCAGATGTCGCGCCACCGGGGGCGCTTGGCTGCCGGTGGTGCCGTAGCCGGCCGAGTAGCGGACGATGACGCTGTTCTCGTCGCCTCGAGTCGACGGCCACGCCGTTGCCCAGTTGGGGTAGATGCGGCCGGGGATGACCCGATAGTCGACCTGGAAGTCGCCCGCGGTGCTCGTCAGCGTGCCGTAGGTGCCGTCGCCGCGGCGGTAGGTGACGGTCACCTCGCCCGAGATCATCGGCGGCCGCGGGAGGTTGATGTTCCAGACGGGAAACAGGTCGTAGGCCGCCTCCCACACCGTCGTCAGCAGAGTGATGTCGAGCACGTCCTCGACGTACTGCCGAGCCACGGCGATCAGGTTCTGGATGTAGAAATCATCCGCCTCGGTGTCCACGCGGCAGTGCCGCTTGGCCTCGGCCAGGCTGACCGGCTCGACGACCGGATTGACGATGCGGATCAGGCTGCGATACGGCAGGATCGTAGCCGTCGGCGGCGTCGGTGTGCCGAATACGATCGTGTCCATCAGCGCGTCCTCTTGTTCGTCCTGCGTGGCGAGAGGTCTGCCGTCTCAGCGTCGCGTTCCTCGACCGCCGCCTCGACCGCCGGCGGCTGCTTGAACTGCTCGATCAGGCCGCGAGCGATCAGAAGCTCGCACATGCCGTCCGGCCAGTCCTCGAAGACCTGCCCCTGCTCGTAACAGTCGAAGCTCCTGAGTATCCGTACCTTCACGATACAGCCCCCCAGGCGCCCTCTGGAGCCTTCTGGCCGTTCGTCCAGTACTCTGTCGTGTGCTGCTGCACTTTGCCGCCATCGATGCTTCTGGAGGGCCAGGTGACCATGAGCTCGGCGTGGCCGACGCTGATGTGAGTCGCCAGGCCCAGCGTGTTCCCGGCACGCTCCCACGCCCTCCAGAAGTAAATGTCCTCGTCGACGTGGCCGCCGGTGAAGGTGCCATCGTCGTTCGCCTGGCTCAGAAACCACGGCTTCTTGACCTTCCGCAGGGCTGAGGTGCGGAGGGCCGTCAGCCCGAAGTGCGCCGTCGCGACCGGCTGAACCACCTTGGAGAAGAAGTCGCCGGAAACCGTGTTCTTCGTGTCGGCGTCGCCGCCGGGCAACGCGAACATGACCGAGTTGCTCTCCCGCTTGGTCTGAAGCGGGGCGATTGCGTCCATGCCGGAGTGCATCAGGAGGGCCAGCAGCGCCTCGACCGTCTTGCCGTTGAAGACCGTGTCGTAGTCGATGGTCAAGATCACGTCGTGCTTGTCTACGACGCCCTCCATTGCCCGCTGGAGGCACTGGCCCCAGAAGGCTCCGGTGACCTTGGTCGGCGAAATGCCGTGAGGTGCCAGGGCCGAGGCCACGCAGAAGAAGTTGTCGGTGAACCCCAGGCGGGGCGTCGACATGATGGCGGCGACCTTGATCTCCGCCTCGCACGAGCCGATTCGCAGAAACACGTCACGCTCCTCTGGAAAAAGGAGCGGGTGCGCTTCCCTGCGTCTTGCCGGCCGTCATTGGCCGCCCCGCTTGATTGACACCCCGGCGGGAGCCAGATGGCTTCCCGCCGGGGCTTGTTCGGGGAACTCGATCAGCCCTTGACCCAGCCGATGACGCCGGCCTCGGTGGCCGAGGTCGGGGCGACTTCCGCACGCGACAGCCGGCCGGTCACCGCCACAGGAACGGAGACGGCGGGGGTCGCCGTGACCTTCAGGTAACGCTTGCGGGCCTTGCAGTCGACGTCCATCTTCACGATCGAGGTGGCGGCCGTGTCGGCCACGGTCGGGATCGTGAAGTCGGTGCCGCCGGTCATGCCGGTCACGGCCGAGTAGGACGAGTTGTCGTCCGACTCCTCGATCTTCAGCACGCTGGCGAACACGGTCGAGGCGTTGGAGCCGCGAATCACCGTGAAGCTGGCGTAGTCGTAGCCGAGCATATCGGTGACGAGCGTCACCGCCGACGAGCCGGTCGCGGGCAGGGTGCCGACGACCTTTTCCATCTGCGAGTGGATCATGGTTCTGGGTTCTCCGGTGAGGGGTTAGGTGGCTCAGGACGCGGCGGTCTTGAGGGCCACGACGGGGCCGGCGACCGACGCATCGCCGAGCGAGTGATGGACGATGTCGAACCGCATGGTTCCCTGGAGCAGAAGCTGGTCGGTGGTGGCGTAGACCTGATCGTACAGCCGCACCGAGAAGTCACGCCGGCGAGCGTAGATGCTCGAAAGACCCAGGTTGCCGAACAGCACCTTGACCTTGCTGGCGTCGGCGCCCAGCGTGCTGTTCATCACATGCACGAGGTTGACCTTGTAGCCGAGGAACGTCTCGTTCACCCCGCCGCTCAGGTCGGCGACGGTGTTGCCGCCGGCCGCGTAGCGGAGACGGGCCATCGCCGCGGCGTAGCCGGCCGGGCTGATGTACCACTCGGCACCCTGGCGGGCGTAGAGCGGCAGCTTGCCCATCACCTTCGTGAAGTCGGTGATGGTGAGCGTCTCGAACGAGGTGTGGGTCGAGTCGGCCGAGACCACCGCGGCACCGTGAGTGCCGTCGTCGATCTTCGACACGATGCCCTGGATGCCGCCGTAGGCGCTGGTGCCGTCGCCGACCCAGCCGCAGAGGTCCGTCTTGTAGGCCAGGCTGGTCGCGAACTCGGTCGCCACCGCGTCAGCCAGGCTGACGAGTGCGTCCTCGAACACCTCCGAACTGAGCCTCGTTCCGCACGCCAGCTTTTTGGCGATGAGTTGCACGTTCGCGTAGGTCGGCTCGCTCTCGCTCACCGCGGTGCCTTCGCCGACGAAGTACGCCGTGGTGCCCGTCACGCGCTTCGGCACGATCATCGTGTCGCGGGTCATCGTCACCTTCTCGACGCTCGACGCGGCGAAGGTGCCGTAGTTTTCCACGAGACGGATGACGCGGGCCGCGAACTCTTCGGGCACCAGCGCGCCACCCGAAGACTGCGAGTTCTCGCCCAGGGCACGGCTCTCGACGCCGTGATCCTTGCACCACCGGAGGTCTTCGGCGTTCTTGAAGATGTTCGCCCGGAGCCACCGGCCCATCTTGTACGCCGTCTCGACGTCCTCGGCCCGCTCGTTGAACGCCCGAAGCTGGGTGTGGTGGGGGAGGATCGCCCGGATGTCGAGTTTCTTCTCCTCGACGGCCGGAGCGGCCACGGGGGCGGCGACCGGGGCGGGGGCGGCCTGCTCGACGACGGCCCGAAGCTCGGCCTCCTTCGCGGCGATCCGGTTCTCGAAGTCGAGGTCGGCCTTGATGGCGTCGCACTCGACCGAGAGCTTCTTGAGATCGTTGTTCTGCTCCTCGGAACGCTCCGAGAGGTTCACGAGCTCCGTCATCTTCGCGGCGAGAGCCGCGGCACGGTCCTGAAGACGCTTGAGGTTCGACGCCATGATTTGGCCTGCTCCTGGTTGAGCCGGCCAAACGCGACAGTGCGGCGGCCGGCGGGTGTACCCGCTAGCGCGCCGCGCTCATGCATCCGCAGAGCGCTCGCACTGATCTTCGCGACGTCCGCCGCGAAGCAATGTGTCTTTTTGTAGCCTACTGACCGGAACTTGCGCCGTGCAACTGAGTCTGAAGAATTGTTGCCTTCAGCGCGGCCAGCTTGACGGCCATGTCCATGCTCTCGTCATTCGACCGCTCGGCGGGCTGCTGCGTCTCCGCCGGCTTCTCGGTCTTCGATGCGGCCTGTTCTTCGGACATACGTTCCTCGGGGATGACCCAAAACTTGCAGACGCCGGCGGGGTTGATCTCGCCGGAGACGATTTCACAACCGCCGCCGCCTTCGTAGAAAATGCAGTTCGCACACGCGATGCCATCCTTGGCAAACGGGCTGGCTTCCATGTAGTGTGCGCCGTTGACGTAGCCCTGATTCCACTGGCCGTTGTTTTCGACGATGGCCTCCTGAGCTTGGGCAAGCTCGAGGAACGGCTGCGAGATGGTGCCGGGATAGCTCTCCTCCATCCCCTCGCCCATGTCGCGAGCGCCGCTCTCCCGCTCCATCTGGGCGACCTTGGCCTCAGACCACCGCATGGCCGCCGAGCCGCCCCAGAGCATGAAGGCCGTGTACCCCGGGGTCTCCGCGCCCTTCTTCGACCAGTCGGGCCGCTTGTCGACCTTGTGCCGGCGGAACCAGGCACGCATCCTGCGGACGTGCTCGGGGCTCAGGTTCTCCCGGTTGGCGATCTTCCTGGCGTTCGCCACCGTCTCGGGCATCAGGCCGTCGCCGGCCCGGCCCTGCGCGTGAAGCTCAAGGCCGCGCTTGGCCGCGGCGGCCATGCCGCTGGTCGGCTTGAGGTCAACCTCCCGCTGCTCGACCTCAACCTCGACGCTTCGCTCCTTCGATGACTTCGGATGGCCGGCGGGCAGCAGGTCGTCGTCGCTGACGTACTTGGAGTCCTGCGGCTTGCCGTTTCGGAGGAGATACAGGTAGGCGTTGACCCTCGCCATCGACCAGGCAGCCCGGCTGACGCCGGGGCGATGGCTCGTCGAATATGCGCCAGAGCCGCGCCGATAGACCGCCAGAAGCTGCCCCAGCGTCGTTCTCGTCCACGCCGGCTTGTCGTCCTCTCGCATGGCCTTGTTGTGGTCACGGACCTTGTTCTGGAGGCCAGCACGAACGGCCTTGGAGACGCTGATCTTCCCGGCCGCGTTCTTGGCCGAGCCGGCCGGGTTCGTGTCGCTGCCCTTCACGCGGTCCTTTTCGGGCGCGGGCGTCGACTGCGACTTGTCGCCGGCCATCCGATCCTCCTCGGGATCGTCGACCTTGGTCAGTTCCGACACGCCGACGACCACGAGGTAGTCCTCGGGCTCGCCGTCGTCGAACGGAGTGATCACCGCCAGCGGCGAATCGGCCGATGCCGTCTGGCCCTGGAGCGTTCCCTCCTGCATGATGTACTCGATCTGGCCCATCCCCTCGTCCCAAGAGACGAAATCGCCGGCCTCGACCGTGTCGGCGCGGTACTGATCGTCCATCTGGTCGTCCTCGTAGCCCATCGACGACATCCGGCGGCTGATCCACTTCTCGCCGGAGTCTCCGCCGGCCAGTTGCCACTCGATCCAGGCCGGCGAGCCCGACCAGCCGGTCGTTTTCGCCGCCACGCACCGCTCGTAGACGCCGGAGAGGTACGAAACCTCCTCGACAGACACGATTTCGCGGGCGGCGAGCCTCTCGGCGATGCAAATCAGGCGAGAATCGACGCTTTCATGCCTCTGGGCGAGCTTGAGGCCGCGCTTTGCGGCGTTCGCCATCGTCTGAATCGGCCGAAACGTCTCGCCGAGCGCCATCTCGATGGCTCGACGGCTCACAACCACGCTGGAGGAGTCGTAGGCGGGCCTCACCACGGGCCCAACGTCCTCGAGCAGGCCGATATTTCGCACTTCACGCCGCCGAATGCCCTTCTGAGCGTCCGTAGACCACGAATCGCCGCCGTCTCGCTTGATCGCGAAGGCAAAACTGCTGCCGACGACCGTCCGATCCTGCACCCACTGCACCACATCGCGCCCGATGGAGGTGTTTTCGTTGGGCATGATCTCGTAGCGGAGCCCATACGGGTCTTTCATCAGCCGCATCGAGCCGTTTCCGGTGCGCCCCAGCAGCAGATTGCGGTCATGGTTGAACACGCCGATGACATCGGGGTTCGTCGAGAGCACTTCGTCGAATGCCGACGGGTGAATCGTCTCGACGAAGCCGCCCAGGTTGCGGCTCTCGGAGCTAAAGACGGCGGCGTAGCCCGTAATCACGGGCTTTTTCTCGCCGTTGCCCATGTCGCGGTACTCGACAGTGGCCTCTTGGACCGTTGTCCGACGCTCAATTTCGCTGCTCATGCGGTCACCTGATTCGCCAAGTAGTTGTCGATGCCAATCTGCTCGATCACCTTCCGAATCGCCTCGATATTCGCCATCGATTCCTCGCTGCCACGGCGCAGTTTCGTGAACAGTTTCGCCGTGACGGAGTCTCCGACAAGAATGCACTGCATGAAGCCGGCCCGCTCGACCTCGGCGGCCTGCGTGTCGGCCTCGTAGTTGGAGTCCAAGAGCATCTCGAAGTCGTGCCGCGGCAGTTCCGGCTCCAGATGCGTCGGCGACGGCTGCACGTCGAAGTATTCCAGTCTCTCGGAAATCTTCTTGATGTGCTTCCGCTCTTCAGCAGCATACGCCGCCCAGGTTTTCCCCAGCGACGCATAGCCCCAGCGGGACAGATGCACGGCCTGAAGGTCGTACATCTCCGCCTGCGACCAGTGGAGGGCAAGGGACGCCTGCAAGGCTTCGACGACGCCGTCAAGTGGCTGGGGCATCTGTAGCTAGGTGCTTGTCGCACCAGTCCTCGGTGACACTTTCGTACTTCTGGCCGCTGCGGTGGCACTCGAGCAAAAGCTCTCGCGACCGGCCGACCCATTCGGAGACGAACTGATCGATGTCGCGGCCCGCGGCCTCCGCCGACTCCCTGAGCTCGTCTCGCATCCTGGCCGTCATCTGATCCAGCCAGGACGACATCTTCTCGGGCTTGTTGCGGCGGTCGAGCACGCCGGCGGCCTCGACGGCAGCGAGACGCCGAAGCGTCGTCTTGAACGTGACCTCGGCGGCCGCCCTGGCCTGCTGGTCGATGGTGAACGAGTCGCCGTCGCCTTCGCCGATGCCGGCCGGCGGCGGGGCCGCCGTCTTCTTCTGGCCCGTCGGATTGTCGACGGTGAAGGCTTCCAGAAGCTGCATATTCACCTGCACGAACCGCTTCTTGCCCTGGTCGTCAGGCAGCGGGTTGTAGCCGATCTGGGCGCGGAGCTCATCGATGTCCAGCGCGCCCATGTTCCACATCTCTCGGAGGAACTTCGACCGGGCGGCGTAGTCGCCGGCCATCAGCGAGTTGATGTCGAACTGAACGAAGTAGCTCTTGTCATCGACGACCAAGTCGCGGCGGCAGGCCATCTCCCACCGCCGGCACCAGGGGATCAGCGTGAAGGTGACGAAGTCGATTGCCGACTGCTCGACCGTGTTGTAGCGGACGTTGGTCAGGTCGCCGATCAAATGCGGCGCGACACGATAGCACCTCGCCACCTCTTCGAGTTGGAAGCGGCGGGTCTCGAGCAGTTGGGCAGAATCGTTGCGGACCTCGTCGGCCTTCTTGTGAAAGCCATACGGCATGACGACGGTCTTGAAGGCTTTGTCCGGCCCCTGGTGGGCCTCGTCCCACTGCTGCTTGAACCGCTGGAGAGCCTCGGGCTTGTGCGGCTGATCGGTCTCGATGTAGGTGCCGGCCCGCGCGCCATTGCCGAAGAACGACCCCGAGTGAATCTCGGTCGCCCTCGCCAGCGCGATGGCATCGCGGGAAAGAACCGTCGGCACATATCCGGTCACGCCATCGGAGCTCAGCCAGCGGCAATGAAAAATCTCGTCCTGCCGGTACTTGATGGCCTCGGGCAGCGGCTGCTCGGGAGTGGTCGGCTGCCGGTATGAGTACTGGAGCTTCCCGTTCTCGAGCCGCTTCACCTCCATGCGGGAGGGGTGAAGCGGGATGAGCTCGGTCACGCCGCCCTTGCTGCCGCCCTTGATCAGCGCGTAGGCGTTGCCCCAGAGGAGAAGCCAGGACTGCATGAGCTCCTTGAACTCGAAGCTGGTCATCCACGAGTTGGGCTGGTACGCCAAGACTTCGTGAAGGTGCTGGTCGGTGGCGAGCTCGTGGCCGCCGCCGGGCAGGCGACGGCAGACGTTCAGGGGCATCGCAGCCATCGACTCGGAGATGACGCGGACGCAGGCCAGAACCGCGCTGCATTCAAGGGCCGTCTCCGGACTGACGGTCACGCCGGCGGCGGTTCGCCGGGTGTTGGTGATCTCCTCGAAGATGCGGCCCAGGTTGCTGCGCAGTTCGATGACATCGCCCACGCCGGCGGCCTCGTCCTCCGCGGCGGCAGCTTGCCTGGCGAGGTCGATCTCCGCCATCAGATCACCATGAGCGTAGGTTCGTCGGTGCTGGGCAGTTCGCCGCTGGAGATGCCCAGAGCCATGATCAGGGCGACGGCGGCGTCGATCCTGGCTGTGGCGTGAGAGTGCTGCTTCGTTGGCTTGATGTTGCCGGCGTCGTCGACCTTCACCTGCATATTCGACACCTGTAGTGCCAGGGCCGGATTGCCGGCGTGCCGGATTTTCGAGCCGATCACCAGTGTCTCAAGCAGCTTCGTCGGCGCTGACATCGAGGCGTAGCCCTGCCCGAAAGGCTTGACTTCGATGCCTTCGTTGGTCAGTTGCGTCGTCAGGTGAGTGGCATTCCAGCGGTCGATGGCTACACCGCGAACGATGTTCCTCTCGCAAAACGAGAGAACATAGTCGCGAACCACGTCGTAGTCGGTCACGTCACCATCCGTAATTGTACAGAATCCATCCTTGGCCCATTGGCGATACGGCGCCTCGTCGCGGTCGGCGCCGGCCTCGGGGATGAACAGATGGGCGGCGATGTCATAGGTGCCATCGAAGTTGCCGTGCTCATCGACGCCGGGCCAGACCATCGCGAACGCCGTCGTGTCCGATGTCGACGACAGGTCGAGGCCGCAGTAGCACGACCTGCCGGAGAGGTCTCGCAGCGGCGCGCCGCACTTCTCCCAGAGGCCAGTGCGGAAGAACTTGTTGCTGCCGTTGCTCGTCCACTGGTTCAGGTACAGCGTCCGAAACTTGATCTCCTGGGCGACGCTCTCGCGGGCCAGCGCGGCCTCCCGCTCCATGAACTCCTTGCGGACGGTGACGCCGTAGTTCGGGTTGGCCTTGGCCCAGGTCGACTCGGCGAAGATGTCATCCTCCGGGTCGGCGGCGTAGATGCACGGCAGAAACGTCGGGTCGTCGATCAGGCCGTCGCGAACCCGGATGGCCCGCTGCCACTCGTCAAAGCAGGGGCCGATGCGGTCCATGCCGGCCGTCGTGACGTAGATGACCAGCGGCTCGGCCCGCATGCCCATGCCGCTCTCCAGCACATCGACCAGATCGCGATTGGGCTGCACATGAAACTCGTCGACGATCACCACTGACGGGTTAAAGCCGTGCTTGCCTTTGTGCTCGCTGGAAAGGAACTGGATCGTGCTCTTCTTGTGCGGGATGACGATCGAGTTCTTGTAGATTTTCGCCCGCTTGAGCAGGCCGGGGCAGGACTCGATGAACCTCGAGCACGCCGTGAACAGGAGGCTGGCCTGCTTCCGGTCGCCGGCGGCGATCAGAATCTGGCCGCCCTCGTCGCCAAAGAAACCCTCGTATGCGCCGATAAGAGCGCAGGTCGCAGTCTTGCCGGCCTTTCGAGGCACCGCCAGGAGCGACCGCTGATACTGCCGGCGGCCGTCTGGTTTGCGGGTGTTGAACAGCCGCTCCAGATACTGCTCCTGCCAGGGCTGGAGCGTGAACGGCTTGCCGGCGAAGTCGCCTTCGCTGTGCCGTAGTAACCCGGCGAACTGCTTGATATCAACCTGTCGCCGTGTCACCGAATAGTTCGTCCACGGGGTCGGCGACGACCTTCACCGCGCCATATCCCAGGCGGGTGCGGTCGGCGGGGGTCAGGCCCAGCACCGTTTCGAGGTGCCGAAGCTGTTCGCCGCATTCCCTGGCTTGAGTCGCCATCGCCGTGGCTCGAGAAAACCGGATGCTGCCGTCGGGGGCCAGCACCTCCACATACAGCGAATCGGTAGCCTGTAGCTGCTGGGCAGCATACTCCCAGGCCACGAAGACCGTGCAGTACCGCGTGATGACGTGCTCGTCGGTTTCGGCGAGCGTACCCATCTTCGCCAGCCATTCCACCAGTCGGCCGAAAATCTGCTTGCCGCGGGGCTTGAGCCACTCCGGCGGCTGCATCGGCGATTCCGGCGCAGACCCCAATTCTTCACGGGTCTTGGCTCGCTTCGAGCCCGTGATGGTCAGAATGTGCTTCGGCTTCGGGGGTCGGCCTCTCATGCACAGCAGTATGGCGTAGCCAATAGGCGTCGTGCAAAGGAGTGCAAGCAGGCCGGCGAACAGCCGGCCTGCGAAAGCCTGGTTTTCGGGCGAACGCCTCTGCCCATGGACATGCGGTCTGCCTTACCGAGGGCCGGCGCCGGCAGCCCCCCTACCCCCCTGGAACGCGCGCCCCCCTTCGCGGCGCCACAAAAATTCCGCGGCCGATCGGCGCCGGCCGAAATTATTCTCACGGTACGGTCGACACATGGTCGACGGTAGCGTAGGATTGGCACACCGGCGGCCGATTGTTCGACCGCCGATCACACCTCACGAGGAACCGATACGATGCCGACCGCAACCGCCCGCAAGACCGCCCGCACGATGGAAGGATTCCCGAAGACCGTGAGCCGGTTCGGCTATACCGTCACACTGCATGCCCCCAACTATGCAACGGTGTCGGGCGGCCGCCTGGCCGAACCCGTGGGGGTCCGAAAACTACTCGGAGAAGGGGATCTAAATCCGAAAACCGAGAAAAACAGTGTGCCGACGATGGGCCTGAGCCTCTACCCATACGACGGCATCGGATTCGGCAACGTCTGCCCGTTCGCGGTAACGTGCATCGATTCCTGCCTTGCAAAGCAGGGACAAGGCCCGGTGCCGAGTGTGGAAGGCGCGCGGGTGGCCAAGACTGTCCTATGGTATCTCGCGCGCCGGTGGTTTCTCGAAAAGCTGAATCGTGAGCTTGTGCGGTTCCGAGCAGCACACCCCGCCGACGATACCGTCGGGGTGCGGCTGAATATGTTCTCCGATATCCCCTGGGAATCCTTCGGGGTGATCGACGCTCACCCGTCGATCACGTTCTACGACTATTCAAAAGACCCCAGCCGCTGGGGGTTCGTGCGGCCGAACTACTGGATCACGTTTTCGTACGACGGCGTCAACGGCGCAGCCGCGGAATCGATCCTCCGCGCCGGCGGGAATGTGTCGGTCGTCTTCTACCTTGAAACCGACGATCCGGTGTGCGGGAAAGCGGCACACCGGCAGCCGCTGCCGGCAACGTGGAACGGGTTTGAAGTGATCGACGGTGGAACGACCGACTGGCGGCCGGAAGATCGTCGCGGCGTCGTCGTCGGTCTTCGACTGCTCGCGCGAACATACGACAGCCGGAATAAGGGAATCTGCTCCGGGTTCGCGCAGAAGATCGACCCCCTGCTCCCGATCCTGTCCTAGGCTACCCGTCGGCACACCGGGCGGCCGCCGATCGTGCGCGGCCGCCCGGTGATCGAGCCGCACGACCGACGGCAGGCCGAGGGGCTCGACCACGACGGCGGCGCCCGCCCGCCTGGGCGTCGACCGGCTCGACCACGACGGCAGGCCGAGGGGCTCGACCACGACGGCGGCGCCCGCCCGCCTGGGCGTCGACCGGCTCGACCACGACGGCAGGCCGAGGGGCTCGACCACGCCGGCGGCGCCCGCCCGCCTGGGCGTCGACCGGCTCGACCACGACGGCAGGCCGAGGGG